GGGTGAGATTATCACTCAAGAATATGCCGATAATCTTTTAATTTCTGATCTTAAAAATAGGTATCTTCCATCAATTCAGAAGATACCTTATTGGAATGAAATGAATGAAAATCAGCAAGGTGCGCTCCTAAGTTTTGCGTATAACTTGGGGGCGCATTTTTATGGCAATAGAAATTTTGACACTATAACTAGAGTACTAAAAAATAAGGAATGGGATCAAGTGCCATCTGCTTTATTTCTATACCGTAATCCTGGTTCTAAAGTAGAGGCAGGACTAGCTCGTAGAAGAAAGGCAGAAGGAGATCTATGGAGAAAACCTTTAGTAGGAGAAAAACCAATGCAATTTATAGACTTACACAACTTCTTCAAGTATTTCGATGAAAAGAATCCTAAACATGTAGAAGCAGCAGAAATGCTGGAGAAGATTCTCATTGCTAAACTGCCAGAGGAGATGAGAGATTCTTCTGGGTGGGTGAAGACATTTAGATCTCAACCAGAAAAACCAAAGTCTTCTGTACTTGAAGTTCCCTTCTATCCACAGACAGATAACTACCGAGATGCAAATAGAACTTGCAATAGTTCTGCTTGTGCTATGGTCCTTGAGTTTCTAAAACCAGGAACTCTTCATGGACCTAAAGGTGATGATGAATATGTCAGAAAGGTATTTGCTGCTGGAGATACTACAGATCACCTAGTACAAACCAGAGTGCTTTCTTCTTATGGGGTGAAGTCATCCTTCAGTTATTCTCTAGGGTTCGATGATCTCGATAGGGAACTTGCAGCTGGTCGCCCTGTGGTGATCGGAATCCTTCATAGGGGATCCCTCAGTGCCCCTACAGGAGGGCATATGCTCGTGGTGATCGGTAAGACCGCTGCAGGTGATTACGTGGTCAATGACCCGTATGGATCCCTCAACGATGGGTATACGGGTGCTGTGAGCAAAGGAAAGGGTGCTGTCTACTCTCGTAGCGTCCTGCAGAAGAGGTGGCTTCCTGACGGTCCTAAGAGTGGATGGGGACGTATCTTCGCATAAATAAGTTTGGGGCAACCCAAATATCGTCGGCAAAGGTTGTTGGGTGACAAAGACCACTTGACAACCCCTTTTTTTATCTGTAAAATAACTCTGTAAGGGTTGAAAACATGCTCTATAGCTTAACTGAGAAATTAAAGAAAAAGATTTATGGAAGACTGGAAAGAACTTTGTTTGGCGAGAGAGAAGTTAAACGAGAAGTACAAGAGAATTCTTCTAGAGGGGCCCAAAAGTTTACCAGACCCATGGTTCGATAAATAACAGCGGTTCATAAGGAGGAATATGTTCAAGGAACCAGTTCATCATGTATATAACTTAAAAAATCAAGTATTAGCACATAGTTTAACAACAGAAGAATTAGAAGAAGTACTGAAACCAATTGAAGAAAAATATGAGGTTATTACTTTAGAACCTCCTAATTATAAGGATGCTAGTTATTAACTAAATACCTCTAAGAAATTAGAGGTTATTTAATGCTTGATTATGAAAATCCTTGGATATATGATGCAGCACCTTTTAGATCAGAAGACATAGGTGAATACTTTGGATTTGTATATAGAATTGAATGCATTAAGACTGGTAGATCTTACATTGGGAGAAAATACTTCTGGAGTTTTAGGACTCCCCCAGGTAAGAAAAGAAGAGTAAAGCAAGAGTCAGACTGGAAGAACTACTATGGTTCATGTCCAGAATTAAAGGAAGATATTAAAAAGTACGGCAAACTTCACTTTACTAGAGAGATTCTTTCACTACATATTACCAAGGGTATGTGCAATTTTGAGGAAACAAAACAATTGTTTCTAAATAATGTACTATCAGAGTCTCTTATGGATGGAACTCCTAAGTATTATAATTCTAATATCTTAGGAAGGTACATGCGAAAGGACTACTTCAAGGGGGCTTGACAGGGCACCCGACTCATGCTATTCTATCTAAGTCAGTCAAGGAGGTCCAAGTGGTTGATTTCATCAACGATTACCAAACTGTTATGGATAAGACTATTGAAGCTCTAATTGACAAACTTCACTCTCTTGCAAGTGAAGGTCGTCTTGGTGAGGCAAAAGAAATTGCCGATCGAATTAAACAAATGCAGCGTTCTGCTGCATGATTTTCTGTCTCAGTAGCTCAGTTGGATAGAGCATCTGCCTTCTAAGCAGTTGGTCGGGGGTTCGAGTCCCTCCTGAGACGCCTTATTGAACTATTTGTTATGAAAAAACCAACTGTTATTATGGAACGGTTTCCCTATCGCTATGTTCAAGTCGGAACACTAGAGATTAATGGGAAACTAGATTGTAGGATTCAAAAAGTTGATTCCTACACAGGACGATACAGAGACATGTATCTGTGTGATAACGAAGATCAATTCTTTCTTGCCATAGAAGATTTTGATTATACAAAGTGGCTTGACCCAGATCGAGTCCCATGCTATACTAAAGGAGATGACGATGAATGATCAAGTGAGGTATCAACTAGAACGTGCCGAAGATGCTCTTCGAACTGCACTTAAACTAGGTGCAGAAACAGAAGATCCGTATCTTCTGCGAAATATTTCTGACACTATCAATACAATTCAATCTTGGCGTGGTAGTTTGAGATATAATCTTTCCAAAACTCAAGAAGGTGATAGTATTCGATTTAATATAACTTCTGAATATGGACTGGATGAAATCCCTTATAACTATATCAGTAGCGGCCTTCGCGGTGGAATGAGTGATGACATAATCACATTCAGTTAGTCATGGAGAGACGTTAAAAACCCTGGTGGAGTCAATTGACCCATTTGCCTCGGGATGGCATAAAAAGCGCCCTGGTCGGGAAACCCCCCTCGTTTAATAGATACTTAGTAAATATGGATCCTCAATTTCCCTCTCGTTTTCAACAAGCAAAAAATCTTGCTCAAACAGCAGGAAGAGCTGCTTGGACAGCGGCACAAGGTAATGGAGTATTTGTTCCAGATGAAATAAAAAAATCTAGAATGGATATTTGTAAATCTTGTCCACACTTTTCAAGTACAGATGTTCGTTGTAAGCACTGTGGTTGTTATTTAGAATCTAAAACTGCTCTTAGAGCATCTAAGTGTCCAGTAGATAAATGGTCATTTTATCTAACTGATAAGTGAAACCCCGCAGGATAAGGGTTAAGCCTGCTGGTGCGGATGGAGGTTACTCCCGCCGAGTTTCCAATTTTCTCGTAATCAAAATTGGTGGCGAGCCTGGTGGAGGGTTGACATCCTCCATTTCCTCTGGTAGTCTATTGGTAAGGACGGGTGGACAACACACATGGAAACTGGGTTCGATTCCCAGACAGAGGTACAAGTCGGTATGGCGGAATTGGTAGACGCGCTGGGTTTAGGTTCCAGTGAAGTAATTCGTGGAGGTTCAAGTCCTCTTACCGACATTGATGCTGCTGGAAATGTTCGGTGGTATCATTCAACACCCCCTAAGCCTCTCAACGATGCTCAAACAGAGGGGTCAC